CGACGTAAATCTGCTTGTGTAGCAACAGGCTCAGCTTTTTCCTCTGCCTTCTTTTCTTCTACCTTAGGAGCTTCTGCGGGCTTAGCAGCCTCTGCTAATTTTGCAGCTTTCTCTTTTTCGGACAGCGACTTCGAACCGCGACCAAACATATAGCCAAGGCCACCAATCAACGCAAGGCTACCTAGGTCACCTGATAGGCCACCCCCACCAAATTTTTTAACCTTGCGCTTCATGATCACGACCCTCTTTGCGCAATAAGCTGGTCAATTTTTGCTTCCAGCTTGTTAAAGCGTTGGTCAATGTGCGTAGTAATACGGTCAACTTCTGCATTAGTGACGTTATCACGGGCCACCTCCACACGTGTATCGTTAATAAGCTTTTCAACGGTGTCGAGCTTTTTGATTTTTTCGACGGCAACGAAACCAACAACAGCAATCAACACTGTTAGTACTAGGTTCCACAACGTCATCATTTCACCAGTCAACATTTCCAAGCCCTCAATGATTTGTTGATTCTGCTATTCGGATCATTAGCCGTTTTAGCACTCGTTAATTTCTTTTTCATACCTTTCATGCGGGCACAAAAAGAATCCCTACGAGGGCCACCTTCGGGTTGCGGGGCTTTAAGCCCCGGTTTACCGGGATTCGCTTTGTTATACGAAGCCCGCCCTTTAGCGTTCAATCCGCCTGCGTCGGATTTACCCTCTTTTCGCTGCCATGCTGGTGATTTAGCCATAGAAAATAGTCACTGATGCAGCATCACCTACGTCACAGTAGATACCGTTTGTAAATAAAATTCCTTCCCCGGGTATAACTACATTAAGGCTGCCCGAATGAGCGGAATCTAACTCCAAACGTACAGTACCGCTTGCGGCTGACGCATTGTCATAAAACATAATGTGGTCAACGGGGCTACCCCCTGACACCGTAAAAACTACACCTTTCAAACGCGTACGTCCTACGTACAACGCAGCATTCACATTGGTGTGCGCCGACTTAACGTCTGTTTGCATGGTCATAGTGACCCCCTAATTAGACGTTTTGCTGGCCGAGGTACGGATCGGTGACGTAGTACAGGATTTGACCGGTAATCGAACCGCCAGTTGGTTCGTCGCCAGTGGTACCACCGCCAGTGATCTTAACCATCTGCGTCGCAGACATAATCACCCCGAGGTCATCACCAGCCGTAGCCGAAGCCCAGTTAAACACCTGCTTACCAGCGTCAGCATCAGCCGCACTCAGCAGACCGTTGGGGTCAACGGCGGTTGTGTCGGTGTAGCCGATCCAACCCATGTCAAAAGTGGGGGTCGTACCACCGGTACCAGCAGCGTTAGCGTTGATTTGCACAACGACTGCGCCAGCCGGAAGAATAACCGGAGCGGTATTGGAAGAAGAAACTTGAACAGCGGTGGTGTCCGCGTCAGTCGGGTCGATATAAAACTGAGCAACCATCAGCCCGGTGCCGCAATACGCGGTACGAGTCTGATCGCCGCCGCCCGAACGCCAAATGCTTTGGGTAGTAGAAACTGCCATATTGTCCTCACATGCGAGTTAGGTGTAAGCGATCTGCATGTCGTCAGCCGGGACTGTTCGCAAACACCGGGATATTCCCGGAATAACTACTTTATATACTACGAAGAGGGGGGCGTAAAGCCCCCCTTGTCTTACGCGCCTGCGGAGCCGTACATGCCCAGCGGGTCAGACCAGCCGAACGAATAACGCTCACGAGCCTTGTAACGGACGTTACCAGTATCGAAGTCGCCATCCATGCCGGTGGACATTGGGGTACGAACAAAGTGCTTCATACCGTTAGGAACATCAGTGGTCAGGAACCATGCGTTCGGATCGGTCAGGAAGTGGTTGATCGTGTAACCCTCAGGGATCGAACCATTGCTCTTCAGAGCGTTGATATCGTTGTCGTTAGTACCGACGCGGAGTTCGGTTTCGAGCAGACGAGTAGCAACGAACTGAAGCTGCGGAGGAACGATCAGCTTACGTGGCTTAGCAGCAATCAGCAGACCACGTTCGTCAGTCCACGCAGCGATTTGAATCACAGCGTTTTCCAACGAAGTTTCGTTCAGGTCAGCTGGCACAGCTGGAATGTTGGAGTTAGTACCACCACCAACCAGCGGGTGATTAGCCGAGAACAGAGGCTCACCATCACCACCGTCGTATGCGCCGGTAGTATTGAAGCCGTTGTTCAAGACGTTTGCGGCCTTGATTTGCTTGGTATACGACATAGCACGAGCCAGTGCCTTGGTATAACGAGCCGACAGGCTGTCATACAGGTTATCTTCGATGGCCTCTTCGGTCAGCGAGAAACCCAAAGCAATGGTTTCGTGGTTGTATCGAGCAGTCCATGCTTCCTGCGCATTGTCATACGCAATTGCAGAACCTTCGTTTTTAACCGGAGCTGCTGAGAAGCCAGACAGCTTGGTTTCTTCTTCGAACGAACGCTCGGAAGTCTCGGTTTCGTAGATTTCCTTGTGTTCTTCGCCGTAGCGTGAGTACTCCAGACCGAACAATGCGTTCAAGCCGGGGAGCAGCTCTTTCAGTAGTTGTGCACGAGAAATAGCCATGATTTAGCTCCCATTAAACGTTAGAAGGCGCACTCGGGTTGAGATACGAGTGACCGCCGTTGTACGAGACAACGTTCGGAGTACCTTCAACAAGCGTGATATAAGGCATGTTCCACTTAACAATCACTTCGCTGTAGTTACCGCTAGCGTCGGTTGTCTCTTCTACGAGAGCAACTACACGCAGAGGCAAAGTGAATGCAGTGTTGCTGCCTGAGTCATACGCACCAATATTTGAGTTGCCCGAAATAGTGGTGTTAGTAGATGGCTGGGAGATAGCAAGGTTATTACCCAAGATCGTGCCAGAAATCGGAGTGATGGTGGTCGAAGTTGCACCGCCAGTCACAGCGACTTTAAACAACGCATCAGGATCATCCACAACGTAAGCCACGATGTCGGAAGCAACAACCGAACCGGGATACGAGTTAGCGAACAGTTTCTGACCTGTCGATGGGTTGGTGTAAGACACGCCAACAAACACACCTACAACGCCCGTTGCCGAGACAGTAGTTGTGCCTGCTTCTTTAACAATAGTGCCACCGGACAAACGGACGATATCGCCGTTGTTGATGACAGTACCGTAGTTGCTTGCAATCGGGAGTTCACGAGTAGAACCCGCAAACACCTGACCGCCGATCAAATTGATCGGTTTTAGCCCGTAGGGGGCATTTACAGTCGGATATGCCATGTTGGACTCCAAAAATTAATTAACGACCTTTGCCAAACGTGGTCGAAGATTTGCGCTCCTGAAACAGAGGCATCTTCGGATCGCTTTGGCGCATAAAGTTATTGTCTACTGCATCAATCTGATCCTTCGCCTGACCAGTGTAATAATCATTACGGTCGGTGACGAATTCTTCAGGGGTTTTGCACAGCATCAAGCCGCCAATGACAACAGTGTCTTTTGCGTTGTCACCTTCTAACAAATGGGCATGAAGCTCAGGATGTTCGGAAGCTTTAACTGGCTCCCATCCTTCGCGCCGCTTTTGAGAATAATTGATAGGGTCAGGCGTGTTAAGCGTAGCAACACGCACCCAATGGAACCTAAAACCAGCTTCCGGATTAGGGGTGGGCAGAAGCTCCGGCGGACGCCATTTAGGCTTACGCTCGGTTTTGCTTCGTGTTTCCAGTTCGCGGCTAAGACGAGTTTCCATTATGATCTCTCCATTTGTTCTGCAACCTTTTTGGCGTAAAGTTCTAACGGTACACCTAAGCGCTTAGCAATATTTACCTGTGAAGCACTTAGCTTTACCTGCTTTTTGGATGCCGTGCTACGTGTAGCCGAAGCTACTACATTAGACGGTTTATTGGCACGGACAGTGGCCTTAGGCTCATCTTCCGGTTCGTTGTCCTGCTCATCGCTCCCGAAATGCTCGGGGAATATTTTTCGCATACGAGAATTAATTTTCTCGTAGTAATCCTCTGTGCCTACGTACTGCTCACCGTATTGTTCAGCTAGGGCTGCATGCACGCCAAAGGCGGTTGCTGTCATTACAGTGTACTCAGGCTTTTCCTTGCTCCCGTACCATCGGTTGCTCTCGTGCCATTGTCTGGCCAGAGGGTCGAGGGACGAGCGTTTCGGGGGACTATACTCTGGTTTTTCCTGTACTTCAATAGGTCTAAGATTCTCAGCTTTGTCAACCTTCAGCGAAGCAGCTACGATCTTAGACTGAGCTTCGGTAACCGCGTCCACATCTCCGGCTTCGTATGCTTCCTTATATGCTTTGCGGGCCTGTTCAAGCTCAAGCTGGGCGGCAGATTTACCCTGCTCGATGAAGATTTTCGACCCCTCAGACAGCTGGCGCTGTAGAGCCATGTTCTCTTCGTACATCTGACGGGCGAAGTTTTCAGCTGCCTCACGCTCCCGCAGGGCTGCTTCCTTCTCCCGGCGCTCGTCATGATAGCCTTTTGTAAACTTTTTCAGCCGTTTCTGTACTTTCTCGTCGTACTGAGAAAGTTCATCGTCGGTGACATCCTCCGGTGGCTCGGCCATTGGCTTGCGGCCACGGTCTTGCGGCGGGGTGTCGTCTACAATCTTAAGCTCAATCTCAGGCTCGTCATCCTCGGTTTTAGCAAGGCTTTGAGCCACTTTTGCCTTGGTTTCCTTCTCGTCCGGGAACTCGTACTCTACTTTGTCCATGTCTTACTCCTTATGCACGTGAAATACCACGGGGGTCTTGTACAACTGCTTCGACCGAGTCATCGTTGATGATCCGGAACTCTCGGCCATGAATCTTCAGGCGGGTGCCTGAGTTAGGCCGCACCACCACAAAATCGCCAGCTTTACACCACGGCCCGTTAGGGAACCGCTTCTCGTCTTTGTAGCAATCGGGGCCAAGGCTTACAACGAAATACACTGTAGCCAAAGCTTCTTCGAACCGTTTGGTTTGGTCAGCCTTAATAAGGCCATTGTCGTAAGCATCGTCTGCTTCCGGCAGGGCGCACAGGATGTGATACCCCTGAGGCACAGGCAACTGGGTCGCTTTCTCCTCCGAGGTTTTGTCTATTAGGGCTGACAAATCCACAGCCTTAGTCAAATCAACAGCACTATTCATCCGCAATCTCCATTCGTCGCACAAGGTCGTTGATGGTATCCGTAGCTAGCGCCAGACCTCGGATGACGCCAACCACGTGTTTGTACTCGTCGTACGTCTTAGCATTGCCAGCGGCAAGAAACTCCGTACGTGAGTCAATCTCTTTTCGAAACTCTTTTCTTAGGTAGTCCGCTATTGAAGAGTCCATTACTTAGGTTTCCCTTTCTTGGGTGGAGTGGGTTGGGCTGTTTTTTGCGTCCCTTGTTGCAGCAGACTCATAGCCATCTGCGCTTTGTCTTTGGCAGCTTGCGAGCCAATCTTCAGCCCTTCGAGTGTCATCTTGCCTTTCAGCTCTTCCTTATCTTTGGCTGCTTTCATACCCGCTTGCAGACCAGCAATCTGCAACTGCGCTTGAATCCGAGCCTGCTCCAGCTTCATCTGGTCAGACTTAGCGATAGCGTCGGTCAAGTCCTTACGTGCCTTACGATCCAGCTCCTGCTGCTTGATCTGCAACTCTTGCTGCTGCATCTGAACGACAGGGTCTTCGGCCAGCTGCTGTGCTTGCTCCTCTGCGGCTTGCTGCTGGTTCTGCTGTAACAACTGCTGAGCTGCACGGGCACACAAGGCAGCGACCTCGGAAGCAATCTCGGGCGACATGTTCTTGGTCTCGTCTTCGGTAGGAAGCTGAACACCCAAGGTCTCCTCGATCCGACGACGGTACTCAAATGCCAAATGCTCGTTGATGTGAGCCATGGCTGCGGCTTGCTTGGCAGGTGCAGAGGGGTCGTTCTCCATTAACTTCATCAGCGAAGGGTCTTGCATGGCTGACATGTGAATCTGGATATGCGCCTCGTGGTTTTGCTCCATGAACGCCTTCACCGGTTTGCCGGTCAGGATGTTCTGGTTCTCCGAGATTGGATCGGTAGGAGTCTGATCATCTTCGGTCGGTACAAGTTTGTTTGCGTTCTTAACACCCAACACCTCAATCATCTGACGGTGCAGGAGTGGCAGGTCGTATAACTGCGGGGCTTGCTGCGCCAACTGCATCACAGCCTGATACTGCACAATTTTCTGTGCCATAGTGGACGCGTTGGGGTCAGACACAGGAATGACTTCGACCATGTCGTAGTCCGCCTGTTTGACCTGACGATCACCTTCTTCAGGGTCGTACTCGTACTCCTCAGGGGTGTAGTCACGAATAATGGTCTTAAGTAGCTTGAACTCTTGCCGCATTGCATAGTGTAAGCGACCTTGAACAGCCGTATTGACCTTGAGCGTGCGCTCCAAAATAGCCAGTGTGGTGCCCACCGGAGCTTCGTTTGACATGTCACTGACGTTAATGTCACCCGCGCTTGCGAAGGAACGACCCTCATCAATGATGTTGCCCAGCAACTGATACAGCGTCTGGCTAGGTTCTTTGTACGGCAGAGGCAAGATGTTGTCGCGGATCGAACCACTCGGCACGTCCACATCACGGAACTCACCCGGATTGATTGGGGTGTCGTCACCTTTGATACGCAAACCTTTGGTCTTCAGACCACCGGGCAGGTTAGACAGGGTGCCTGCGTCTACCAACTGACGCATAATCATGGTTGCTGCTTCTGCATAGCCACCGATCAGGTGGATAAAGCCAAAGCCGTAGAAGCCAAACCCCGGGACATACACATAGTGAACAAGGTGGTTACGCTTAAGCTTTAGCTCATCATCCTCGTACCAATTACGTCGTATGGCTAAGATGGTCTTGGTGCCTTTTTCGATAGTCGTAGAGTAGCCCTCTTCCCTAGCCTTCTCTTTGTCTACGTCGTCGAGAACAGCAACTGGATCGCCTAGGTCTTCGTCCTTATAGAAACCTGATCCTCGTAGTTTCTTCAGCTCGTTCTTCGTCTTACGCATCACGTGCGTCACACGCTCGGCTGTCTCCAGACTTGATGCGCCATACGGCACAACGATGTCTTCAGCTGGGATAAACATCGCTACCTGCCGCCCAAGCGACGGGTCAAAGTAAACCTTCTTAAACGCAGAGCCTGCCAGTGGCAGCGCCCACAACATCTTCTCGTGCTCGGGGCGGTACTCAACCATCTCCTCGGTCAACTTGTAGTTCATATCGTCACGAACCCTAGCTGCCGCATCTTCTTTCAGCTGGTCAATCGCGCCCATAATCTGCGTCTTAACAGGGCCAGCCGCAGGGAATGTTTCGACGATAGACTCGGATTGGAACCTTACAACTGCCTCGGTCAACATCGGATGGAACACGCCACAAGCGCCATTCCACGGTTCCGTTTTCTCTTCTCTCTTAAGTCCAAGCAGCTTAAGCCCTTTGACGTACGCCTCCATCCAGTCCTTACGGCTAGCAATGTCGTCGTCAAAATCACCCAACAAATCTGCTGCTAGTTCAGACAACGTACCTTCGTCTATATATTCAGCAAGGTTAGCGTCGAAGTCGTCCGCAGACTCTTCGCCCGGTTCGATATCAATCTCCAACCCATCGATGCCAATACTTACTGATTCCGGGTCTTCGATCTCAATCTCAATTTCTGGCTCCGCAAGCGCTGCATCACTTAGCCCCAGCGGGGCTGCGTATAGTCCTTTTTCGATTGCCATGATGGCTCCTATCTAAAGCATGGGCCTGTTAGCCACAAAGTTGTTGAGCGCCGTACCCCTTGTACCACGGGGGTAACCGTATGCCGTACCACTGAGGGGAAAGCTACAAGCGTCCCTTTTTGCAGCGGTACTAGCCGTATATCCGTGTCGTCCTGCGGGTGTTCTACCCGCAACAGCCCGCCTACATACTCTTCCGGGTCACTCATCAGGCATATCACACTGACCTTCCTATCGGTCGGCCCGGAGAATGGAATGACATCCATGTGCCAGTCAAAGTGTTGATTCTCAGCGTAGTCTGCTACTTGCATAGTCTGCTGCCCGTCTATTTTGAAGCCCCAGTTATCGTTTGCTAGGGTGCCAAACTGATGAAGAATCCCACTGAACCAATGCCCAAACGGGGCGAACCTAACTGTACTGTCCCTATTCGCATAGTTGGTGATCGACTCGTAGCTGCGTATAACTTGCGCGTCCTCAGCGGGTAGCTCATCAAACTCCCTGTTAGCTATATCAACCACCTCCGGTGGTATCTGTGTCATGTACAGGAAGTCTTATGAGATTTAAACCACTTAATATCTTCCGGCTCGTCGCTAGGCAGGCGGATAAAGCCGCCCGAGCGGAACCGCATCAGCGCCAATGTCGTCGCGTCAACCAAGTCATCGTTTTCCCCCGCCGGAAAGCTCGCCACTTCGTCAATCAACTCCTCAGCCCACCGAGTCTCGGGTACCCACACCTTGCCAGAGGCAATAATGTCGGACACCGAGTTCAATCGGCTAATCTTATCCTGCCCTTTGCTGGGGGTGTACTCCTGCACAGGTATCCCCATCGCCCGGAACTCATATATAAGAGGTGCGCCGGTCGCCTTCTTTTCGATCAGGATACCGTCTGGCTCCCATTCTTTGTACTGTTCGAACGCGGTTTTCTTCAGCTCAATCCACTCCATTCGGGCCTTGAACGAGTTCAGCAAGATAATATTCGGCGCTTGCTTGTCCTCATCCAGATAGAACACACCCCATGTCGTACAGGCAGAATAGTCAGCCCGGGTGTTCTTTTCAAACGCGGTATCCCACGTTTGTAAGATGTAGTCACAACGGGGTGGGATGTCGCCCTCCCACACCTTCCACCATTCCCGCTTAACGATAGCCGAGTTATCCGAGGTTGGCTGCTGCTGATACTGAGCCATCCACTTGCTGTTCGGCAGTTCAGTACGCAGGGCTTCAAGCTCTGTCAGCGACCAAAACTCAGGCCAGAGGGGATTTCCAGACGGGAGAATCGCGGGAAACTCAATCACTTCCCATTCATCACCACCCCGTGAGGCACTGGATTTGATCACTTGGCCTGTTAAATCACGCAACGACCACCGGGTCATCACGATTACGATAGCCCCACCCGGTTGTAGACGCTGCCTCGGGCCGGATGTGTACCACTCGTAAACCTTATCGTAGATGTCAGGGTTCACCTGAGCCAGTGCAGCCTCTTGTTCACTGTGTGGATCGTCAATAATCAACACATCAGCGCCCTTACCGGTCACCGCACCGCCTACACCGATAGCAAAGTAGTCGCCACCCTTACTTGTGTTCCATCTACCCGCCGCTTTTGAGTCCGCAGACAGCGAAAGTGAGGGGAAAATGCTTCGATATACGTCGGAATCGACCAAATTTCGCACTTTTCGACCAAAACCGACCGATAACTCGGCGGTATGGGCGGTTTGAATCACCTTTTTGTGAGGAAACTTGCCCAGAAACCATGCTGGCAGCAGATATGACGCGAATTCGGACTTAGTGTGCCGTGGTGGCATGTTGATGATGAGCCGTTTGCAGGTTCCATTAGCCACTCTCTCAAACGCATTAGCCATTCTTTCATGGTGTCTCCCCCCAATAAACGTAGGCCATACCGCTTTTACGAACGGAAGGAACCTTTCCTGCGCCAATTCCTTACGTTTTAATTCTGCTAACGTCTCAAGTTCTAACAAAAGCCGCCGTTGCTCCTGCTCCGAGAGTATCGGCAGGATTTTCGGTATGTCTTTAAGCGAAACGTTACTTAACGTCGTCATCGTCGTGGTCGCCTTCAGGGTCAGGCTCGTCGCCCGGACTATCTAGCTGACTTAACAAATCACGTGGGTCTGGTTCTGCCACGCCCAACTCCTCATCCAAGCTATCTGCCAACGGGGTCACATCTATAACGTCCGCATTCAGCAGCCGTTTGATGCGTTCCTTGATGGCGTCCTCTAGATCGGACGAAGTCTTATGGTTGATTGTGATCTCACTGCGCTCAGTAAACAAGCCCACATCGCTGTGCTTACCTAGTAGCTCCAGTGCTTTCAGTTCGTATCGGGGGTCACCGCAGTTAGCGATCTCCATCAGCTTCGCTGTGATGGCGCTTCGCACATCCGCCATGTCGGCGGCTACTCGGTTGGCGTAGGTCTTTAAGAAGAGTGAGGCAGCAAAGGCTGTCTCGGGGCGCTTCAATTCTTTGCTTGCTTTGCCGCGCTTGGCGGCTTTGAACAAGTCAATCGTCTTGTCTATGTCGGCTGCTTCTATCTCTATGGGGGCACCGAGTTCTTTCAGTGCTTCTGCTGTATTAGCAGCAACAATTACTTCGTCCTGAAACGACACCGGCTCGACAGCATCGGTTGCGTAAGGAATAGGGTGATCAGCAGTGGGTTCGATCTTAACCATAGAGCACCGTAATACGGGAGTTGTTAAGTATATACCACTGTTTTGGAAGGAGGTAAAGATACTGTTGACGGGGGGTGTTTTGGGGGAAACGCAATTTGCTAGCTAGATGCGTTTTTTATAGGGGGTGGG